TTATGCTATCGCGCTGCATGGACTTGCCTCTATGCCGAGACCTCGGCACCGGACTATACAAAAACGCTTTAAATCGTTAGATCCTGTGACGGGCTATTAATCTATGCATGAAGATGAGTATGAAGGCGAGGAAGTAGAGTTAGACAAAGAGCCAGATGGTCTGCAAGCGCAAAGTATGCAGAGTCTGGGGACTCGTCTCGCCGGAACTTTCCAAGAATATAAAGACGCTCGTAAAGAAACAGAGAACGAGTGGCTTAAAGACCTGCGTCAATATCAGGGGATATATGAGCCTGAAGTACTCGCACGTCTAAATGCAGCCTCTGGATCTCGGTCTAAAGTGTACGTCGGCTTAACACGTACCAAAGTTATGGCGGCATATTCAAGAATAATCGACCTATTATTTCAGCATGGCGATGTTTTCTTCTCTGTAGACCCCACCCCAATCCCACAGATCGATCCCCTGAAGGCGATGCAAATGCGCCAGATGGCTATGGAGCAGATCATGATGGCGAGCGGACAAGACCCGATGATGAATCAGGACTTGGTAGCCGCAAGGATGGAGGAGCTAGAGGGAGAGTTCTTAGAGCTAGAGAAAGAAATAGCCAGGAACGCTGCTGAGTCTATGACTGTAGACATTAAAGACCAGTTAATAGAAACAAATGCAGAGATGAAGCTGAAGGAAGCATTCCTAGAAGCCTGCATCTTTGGCTCAGGTGCCGTTAAAGCGGGCACTGTGCGTATAGATAAGAAGCAAAGCTACTCTAAAATGTTGAACCCAGAGACTGGTGAGCAGAACTTTGGCTTGAGCGTTGTAGAAACTGTGGCGCCTGACGTAGAAAGCGTTAGTATTTTCGATCTATACCCCGACCCATACTGTACAACACTGGATGATTGCGATGGTTTATTCCGTCGTCACGTCCTAACAAGACGACAGATGCGCGATCTGGCTGATTTACCACAGTTTGACTCCGATATGGTTAAGTATCTTCTTAAGATTCACCGTAACGGCAACCATACTGAAGAAGATCACGAGACAACCCGACGACGAATCGCGGGTATCCACGAGAACTCTGAGTCCAATCGCTTCGTTGTTATGGAGTATTGGGGCACCGTTGACGGATACGACCTTGAAGAGCACGGCATAGAGTTAGAAGAAGGCTCAGATCTTTCTGATGATTACTCAGCATGTGTATGGATCTGCGACGGCAAGGTACTGAAGGTTATGTTGAACCCTATAAACGGGTACAAGATTCCTTATCACATCTTCCCGTATGAGCGCAGCCCGCACCAGTTCTGGGGTACAGGCGTGCCTCGCATGATGCGTGACTCTCAGGGAACTATGAATACCGCAACGCGTATCTGGCTAGACAACATGGCTTTGTCGTCAGGTCCGATGGTTGAGGTAAACACCGACTTGCTTGCAGCAGGAGAAGACCCGACAGACATCCACCCTTGGCGAGTATTTCTCCGAGAGGGTGGAGACGGTTCTATGCCTGCTGTCAGATGGTATCAGCCGGTAGCGAACGCTAATGGACTGAACCAGATTGTAGAGATATTCCGTCGATTTGCTGACGAGACCACATCACTGCCCTCGTACACTCATGGTGAGCAGACTCAAGGTCTTAACAAAACAGCGACTGGTATGTCGATGCTGATGGGTGCAGCAAACATTGCACTGAAAAGCACAATCAAAAACATTGATGACTTCCTGATTGAGCCAATGATCGAGGCTCTGTTCCACTTCAATATGGAGTTCGGGACTAACGAGAAGTCCAAGGGTGATCTACGGATCGTAGCTCGTGGCAGTACTGCACTTGTACAGAAAGAAGTACAGAGCCAGCGGTTGCTTCAATTCCTATCTCTTGTTGGTGAAGACCCCAACGGTGCAGTCAAGCGTACTCAGTTGCTGCGTGACATAGCCCAGAGCATGGATATTGACCCCGACGAAATTATTAAGACTGAGGAGCAATTAGCTCTTGAACAGCAGCAACAACAACAGTTACTCCAAGCTCAAATGCAACAGGCAGCAGTCGCAGGCGATCCTGCGGCTCAAGGCAATGCCGGAATGGGAACTCCTGCGGGACTTAATTAAAGCCCGATTCGACAGCGCCCAGTCAGCATTAGAAAGAGCAGACGAGACAAATTTTAGGTTCGAGCAAGGCAGGCTACTAGAGCTGCGTTTTATGCTTGAACTTGAGGATGCGGCAAAAGCCGTTCTAGACAAAGCGCGGACCCCTAAAAGGACATCCGCAATAGACTAACGAATATCCCATTGTGGGACTCGAAGGAAATAACAATGTCAAAGAGAAATGACCCAGCGCGACTGGAAGCTGAAGCGAAAGAATTGTACGAACAAATGACTAAAGGTAAGACTGAGACCCCAGAGGCAGATCAACCTCCAGAGGATACCCCAGAAGAACCCGAAGCGTTGCAAGTAGAAGCCCCCGATCCCACGGATACGGCTGAAGTTCAAGCGGATGAGGACACAGTAGAAGAGTCAGAACGCAGCGAGGACTCGGAACTGAGGTTGGCTTTAGAAAAAGCCGAGAAAGCGATGAAAGGCGCACAGGCGAGAATGACGAAAGCAACTCAAGAAGCGGCTGACTTGAAGCGGCAAAATGCCGACCTGATCAAAAGCGTTACTGAGTTGAAGAGTCAACTTGTGGAATCTTCAAAAGATGAAAGCAAGCTGGCACAGATAAGAGAGGACTATCCCGATCTTGCTGGACCATTGCTGGATGAGTTGAAGAGAACACAGGATGAAGTTGGTAGAGCCAAGGATGCTTTAGCCGAGCAAGAACAGAGTAAGTATCAAGAGATTCAGGAGCAGGCGCAAGCCGAGCACTTTGAGCGAATCCGAGCGGTACACCCTGATGTCGATCAACTTATTGATACGGCAGACTGGTTGAACTGGTTAGAGGAAGCAGATTCTCAGACGAAGACTTGGATACAAGAAGGTTCGTCAAATGATGTGAACTCCGTCCTTAGTAGGTTTAAGGCTGATATGGGGCAACCAGCTCCCACGCTGCAAGAGCAGGCTCTTGAGCGGGCTAAGACGGTTGCAGAACCGAAGATGCCCAAGGCTCGAAAGTCACAAATTAAAGGCGAAAAGAAACACTGGACCGTCGATGAGATTATGAGGATGCCAAACAAAGTGTTTGAAAAGCATCAAACAGAAATACTCAAAGCGATGGAGAGTGGGTCGATACGCCGCTAATCTCTTGTGAGGTAATAAAATGTCTTTTTCACAATTTTCAACGGGTGCTACATCTGAAGTAAACTTTATCCCAGAGGTGTTTTCCAAACTCCTTCAGGCTAAGTTCTACAGCAAATCAATTTTACCCGAAATCTCTAACACCGACTATGAAGGTGAAATCTCTGGTCAGGGCGACAAAGTTGTTATCCGTACAGTTCCGGCTGTAACTATCAACGACTACGCTGGCACTATCACTACTCAAGAGCTGACTACTGCTAAAGTAGAAATGCTTATCGATAAAGCTAAGTACTACAGCTTTAAAGTAGACGATGTGTTGGCAGCTCAGGCTGATATCAACATGTTGGAAGGCGCTTCTAGCGATGCTTCTGAAGGTATGCGTATTGCTGTTGAGACTGAAGTTCTTGCTGGCGCTGTAACTGGTGCTACTACTATCGGTTCACAAGCTGACGTAACTACTTCTAACATCCTAGAAAACATCTTGACCATGTCTAAGCAGTTAGACGAGTTGAACATCCCAGAAGAAGGTCGTTTTATCGTTCTTTCTCCTGAGTACATCTCTATGCTTAAGCAGTCAGAGCTGCGTCAGGCTTACCTGACTGGCGATGCCACTTCACCTCTCCGCAACGGTTTGGTTGGAATGGTTGACCGCTTCAAGGTTTTCCAAAGCAACATGATTTACAAGCCATCTACTGGCGCCGACGCGGGTTACACCCACGTTCTTGCCGGTCACCCTAAAGCGTTGTCCTTCGCGTCACAGTTCACTAACACTGAAACTGTTCGCATGGAAAGCACTTTCGGTGATCAAGTACGTGGTCTGAAAGTTTACGGCTCTAAGGTCGTTACTCCAGACGCGCTTGTAGTTGGTAAGTGGAACTAAGATAGACCAATGATCGGGGGAGGTTTTCCTCCCCCTTTTTGGCGAGACACTTATGAAAAAAGCTAACACGAAGAAAGACGAAGTATTCCTTCAAGCCAAAGAAGACTTTGGTGTAAAGCTGGATAGACGGTTAACGCTCGCGCAGCTCGAAGAGCAGGTGCAGCAACTAGCTAAGAATAAAGCAAACCCACAGCCAGCCCAGAAAGAACTCGTCCCAAAACGGGTTAAGAATGTGATTACCGGAAATGAGTTCGAGTACAACCCGATATTCAAAAACAACCCCGATTTACAAATAATTGAGTGGGAGACTGACAATGGCGACAACTAAGGTAGTAGATATTTTAGATCGGGCTGCAATTATTCTTCAGGATAATACGAACGTCCGGTTTCCAAATAGTGAACTTTTAAAGTTCTTTAATGACGCACAGAAAGAAGTAGTGCTACACCGACCCGACGCAAAGATGGTAAACACCACCTACGACTGCGTTGACGGTAGTAAGCAGACACTTCCAAGTGCGGCGTTACGATTGATTGAAGTAGTACGAAACGTGGGCGGTCGAGCCGTTACCCAAGTACAGAAGCGCATCTTAGATGAGACGCTACCTAACTGGCACGAGACCACAGCTGGCACCAACAAGATTGAACACTTTGTTTACGATCCAGCCGACCCCAAGAATTTTTATGTATACCCCAAGGGTGCAAGTGGCGCTCATTCTCTAGAGATTGTTTACAGTTCATCTCCGTCAGAAATTACGATTTCTAATTTCGATACAGATACAACTACAATCAGCCTAGACGATGTTTACGCTAACTGCATTCTGGATTACGTACTGTATCGCTCATATCAGAAAGACTCTGAGTTTGCAGGCAACGCACAGCGAGCAATGATGCACTATCAGAGCTTTGCCAATGCGCTTGGTGTGAAGACTCAGGCTGATGGAGCTACAACCCCAGTACCTGCCTCTTCCGGCATGGTTGGTGTTGCCTAATGAAGTATTCTGATTTTTCTCTGTACGTGCGCCCCGAGGCGCAAGGTGCTCCAGACTTTCTTATAGAGCGCTCAGTGCGTGACTCGGCAATTGATTTTTGTTCAAGGACAGATATCTATATTCCTGAGCCTGAGTTCATCACCGTCATTGCCGGTGTAAACGAGTACGCAGTATCACTGCCATCTGGTACAGAGTTAAATCACATACTTGATATATTTAACGACAAGAAGGCGTTGACCCCTATCAGCTACAGCCAGCTGCTTTTGCGGCTTGGCGATGAAAATACTCGGGGAACTCCCGCTTATTACGCTCAGAGAGACAACGCCGACTTCTATCTAGCCCCCATTCCGGCAGCTAACGATTCGTTCAGGGTTTTGTATTCGGTTAAGCCAACGTCATCTAGCTCAAGCATTCCAGACAGCGTAGGCAAAGAGCATCGTGAGACCATTGCTCACGGCGCACTGTACCGCTTGCAGATGATGTCAGGGCAGCCTTGGTCCAACCCTAATGCGGCAGGCGTTAATAAGCAGCTCTTTGAAAGAGGTGTGGGTAAAGTTATAAGACAGGTTAAGTACGGCTTTAGTGGTGGCTCGTTGACTTGTAAACCGAGGGCATTTATCTAATGGCATACCTTACGACTATCGATCTTGTTCAGGGAGATCAACTCCCCGAAGTCGAGATTACACTAAAGGATAGTAATACAGCGGCAGCTGGACAGATACTAGATGAGGGAGACCCTGAAACCTTTGCGTCATTAAACCTCACTGATGGGACGGTACGCTTACGCATACGGCAAATAGGGCAGACCGATCTTACAGATACGCTTATTGGTACGATAACCTCAGCTACTGAGGGTAAGGTTACCTTCTTATTTGATTCAGACACCTTGGCATCCAGTGGCGTTTTCGAAGGAGAGATTGAAGTTACAGACTCCAATAACCGCTCTCAGACCGTGGTTGACCTTATAAAGTTTAAAGTCCGCAGCCAGTTCGGTTAACGACTGATGGCTATATATGCGCTGATCCGCCACAAGTCCCTAAAGATAGATGTGTCTTATCGGA